CTGCGTTGCGCTGGACATTCGAGCCCGTGGCGCTGTTAAGGGATGGTAGACGCTGTGCTGGCCTGATTTCATGGCGTGGTTGCATTCGCCCGTTGCCGTTCTGCGGAGCGCGCGATTGCTGCCGCTGCTGGACACGTGGAGCGAGCTGTTCAAACACCTGAGCGCGATACTCTTCACCACCGTTGCGATCCCACCAATCGAACATCGCTTTGGATGGGTCGGGCGCGGTGTAGATGCCCTGCACCAACGACTGGTTCCTCGGGTCGCGAGGATCAAGCCTCGTCAGAGCATTGTACGCAGCCTGGAACTCGAAGGCGCGTTCGCCTTGGGCCGCCGCGGACAGGTTCTGATCCACTCGCTGCATTTCCCGTTGCTGCTGCACTTGCTGGAACGCAGCAAAACGCTCCTCGATCCTAGATGACGCCCTGCGCTCGGCCTGCTCGAGAACCCATTGCTCGTACTTATCGGGTTCCGCGAACATGTCGGGCTTGGGCGGTGGCGGCGCCTCCGCTTGACGCGGCGGTGGTGCATTGACACGAGCAGAGAGTTCAGCGACCCGACCGTTGTATTCGGCAATCTGGCGTTCCAACGCTTGCACGCGCTGTTCGGCCTCGGTCGCCCGTTGACGTTCTTGTCGCAGTCTGGACGGAGGAACTGCCGGCTCGCGGTCTCGGGACTGGCCACGCTGATCGCGCGGTTGCTCCTCGCCCTCTTCGCCCTCATCCTCGCCCGCGGCCTCTTCGGTTCCGGCTTCTTCGCCTTCCTCGTCTTCGGCCGCCTCTTTGTCCTCGCCCTCGGCTTCCTCTTCAGCCTCGTCGTCGCCCTCCGCTTCGACTTCGCCTTCAAGGCCATCGCCCATATCCTCGAGCGATGTGTCGCCGTCATTGTCCAACTCATCGTCGCCCATCGCGTCGTTGAAGATTTCATCCTCAGTCGCCGCGACGGCCGCGTTGAGCGTGGACTGGTATTCGCGCTCCGATGCTTCCGCCTTATCAGCGGATGCTTGCTTTGTTGCCATGTAACCCAACCTCTCACTGCTCCCGGTATCGTCGGGACTACGACTGCCCCGTATCGTGAGGCGAACGACGCCCGTTAATGCCGGCGGCGCATTGCTCGATATCGCTCGGAGCCAGCGGGCGAGATGTAGGGAGGTCTCGCAACCTCACGCCGCTTTCGTGCGGCGCCAACGAATCATTCCTGACGACGCAATGAGGATGGCAAATTTGCCTCTTCCTCGGGCCCCAATTTCCTATTCTCGTCCAAATAGGCCATCTCGATATAGTTCTCACGGGTTACCGGGATGCCGTAGCGCTTCATCAGAGCCAGCACCGGGTCGGAACCATGACGGGTTGCGGATGCCCCCTGCGAGGTCGTGGATGGCTTCCCGGGTGTCATTGAGGTTCGCCCTTCCGTCGCGATATTGCCTCCAGATGGCATCTATCTTAGCATTGTTGGCTGCACTCTTAAAGGTGTCAGGAAACATCCCACGGATGGCTTCCCATGTGATCGACTGCATCTGTCTCGGCAGCAGCCCACGTTCTGCCGCGGCCCTGCGGTAGGCCTCGGCATAGAGCGGATAAGTACCTTGGATGCCGGTATTAGCCGAGCCGCCCGCGGATGGAAGTCCGGCGCCGGGATAATTCGCAAAATTATGAGCAACCTCAAGCGAATCTCCTGATAACGGGCGTAGTAATCCCGCCGCGACGGCATGAGTGTCGATGGTTACATCACCGCGGGGCGAATTCGGATCGAGTAGATTGTTGTAAAAATTACGCACTTTGTGCTTCTCGCCCATCAACTTGCTAACCCCCTCGGGGTCGTTCTGGATGGACCGGATAGCCTTGCTTATTTCAGTCAGCGACCCCCACCCTGCCTTGGACTCGCTGCCTGGCAGCCCTGCCTTTACCTGTTTGCCGGTTGGTTGATTGGTCATCATCTCGCCGAACCCGCCCTCAGGCGTTACCAATGGGTAGGACGGCGAATTGTGTGCCTGATCGTGCAGGCGCACCCATAAAGCCTTCAGACCAGCCTTTTCTGCGCCAGTTGCATCCATCTTGTCGATGTCGCCGAGGCTACGTCCCTTGATGTCGTTGAACATTCCTTGGTATTTTGGCTTGTTCAAAGACGGGAGAGAACGGAACGTTTTAACCATCTCAGGCGTCATCGTAGCTCCTTGGTACCAATTCTCGCCGCTGCCCTTGAGAGTATGCAAGACACGATTGGCGAGCGAGACATTTTGATACCAGTCCTTCTGCGGCGACAATGCCGCAAGCGCGCCGGCCGCAGCTGAGTCGCTGACGTCATATTTCTTGGCCCAGTCTTTTACGATCTTATTGCCTCCCTCGTACCAGAGTTGGCTGCGCGCCGCTACCTCAGACGGCACCTGATCATGAAGCCACAGCAGGTTGTCCTTGACATGATCGATGAACGCCTCCGATACAGTATCCGCGTCCTTCTTGATGATCTTCTTGGGCAAATTTGGGTAGTTCCGAACCAGATCGACGTTCTTGTCGTGAAGTTCCGGCGTCGCCCGCAATGAGTCCATGTCGACAATGCGTGGCGCTCCAGGCTCGCCGACGGCGATCTCGTTCTTTCCGGTCGGCAATCGGGTGTCGATCCAGTCTGGATGCGCCTCAGCCGCCGCTTCAGCCTTACGCGACGCAGGACGTGCCATCGCCCTCCCGCCGGCCATCCCCAGAGCTCCGCGCTCCGCCGCTAGCATGCCGCCGCCGGGCACCAGCGCAGCCATGTCACCCAGACGCCCCATGCCCTCAGGGCTATTGGGGTCGACATCGCCCTTGTATACATCTCGTGGTAGTGTCAGACCGCTGCGGATGGTATCCGCTATCCGGCCAGGCCATGTCGCAATGCGGTTGAGAACCGGAGCAAAACGGGATTGCCGCTCCGGCTGGTGCGTCATCGACGCCGCCAGTTCAGCGTCCGGCGATGCGGCGGACTGTTGCTGTGCAAGGCCCAGCCAATTGTTGATAGGCCTCGCAAAATTGGGCGTCGGAAAGTCAAACCGATCATCGGGCACGTCATGTCACCTACCAATGATAGGCCGTGATCCGGTGCGGAGCCGTCGCCGCAATCCAACTGACCGACGTCGTCAACGGGCCAGGGCAAGCGATGGCCTGACCGGCCGGTATCGGAATGGATGTACCACCAGACGCAGCAACAGCCGCCACGCCCGTGAAGTCCACCCATATCTCCTCCGAAGCACCGATGTTCTGATCGGCCGCAGTTGATGGGTTGATGATGGCGCATGACCGCGTGACCTCGCCGCGGGCAAATAACGGCTGAGCTGTCGCGTTTACCCCCAAGATCGCCGGCGTGCCCGACACCCCAGACGGGACCGGAGTGACGGGAACCTGCGCCAGAGCCGCGGCAACCCATGCCAGAAGAACAAAGGCAACCGCTATCCCGGATCGTCTCATCATCATATTCTGGCCTCCGATTGCTTCGGCTTGCTCTTGATCGCCTGCCGCCGTGCGGCGTGCTCGGCCTGCCGCGTTTCATGCTGCGCCGCTAATTCACGCATCTTGTAGGCGTGATCAGCCGCGGCCTGCGCCATTTCCATCCTGATCTGCTCGCGCTCGGCCTGCGCCTTCTCGCGCTGTAGCTGGGCGTCCTGCTGCCGGGCAAGCGCGTCCTGCTGCGCATTGGTGATCTCGGCCTGGGCCGCCATGTGGGCAACCGCAGTTTCGGCTTGGCTCTTCTGTTGGGCCGCCTGGGCGTCAATCTGCGCCTTCTGGATGTCGATTTGGCCCTTCTGCTGGGCCGTCTGCGCCTGCACCATAGCAGCCTGCATCTTCGGATCGGGCTTCTGCTGCTGCGAAGCCGCCGCCAACTTCTGCTCGATATTCTTCTTGAATGTGCTCGGCAACGGCATGAATTCCAGCTTGATCTGCCACGGAATGGTCGGATCGTCCTTGATCGAATTGTACGTGTCCTGCATTAAGTTTTCAACGTCCGGTCCCTCGTCCATCGTAATCTCGACGTTGAGATTGCCGATGAAATTGATAAGGGTCGGCTGTCCCCACTCATCAAGAATGGGCTGTCCCCATTCATCCCGGTCAATGCCATTGATCTGTAGAAATTGCGCAAAGTTCTGGTTGTCGCTAATTCTGAGATATCGTTCCTTAGTCCATGTCCGCTGCGTAATGTTCCAGATCGCCTTGTAAACCCTAATCTTCCAGGCCCGATAGTTGCGCAGAAACGTCCCCAGCTCGGCAATGCCGGCCTTCTGCAGCAGATTGATCGCCACCCCCGAGTGCGTATCGACCTCCTGGCCCATCAATGCCGGATTGATGTTCACGAAGCTGTCGATCTCCTGCCGGGCGTCCTGCATCAGCGCAAGCTGCTGCGCCAGATCAGCCGCAGTGTCGTCAGGCTTCGGAGGATCAAACCCCATATTGAACTCGACATAGCCGTCAGGCCGCGCGTACTCCCGGCGCGCCGTCTCGACGCTGTCGACCGCGCCCTTCTGCGCAATCAACCGCGTCACGTTCGACATGAACAACGCCTTCGAACGTCGCTGGTTGAGCTCGTCCTGCGGGCCCTTCAAATTACGTACAAACCCGTATCTATCGCCGTCATGGTCGACCGCGGCCGAGAACATGATGAACCGCGACATCGGCTTGTTGCGTTCGTCCAGGAACGGCGACACGCCCTGCGCCAGCAGGATCATTGAGCAATAGAACGCCCAGTACCACTTGCCCTTATGCCGATACCAATGTTCGACGAGCCGCAGCCGCTTTTCATTGACGTATATCCACTTGAACTCGATATCCGCATGCGTCGTCAGGTCAAAGCCCGTCTCAACCATGAGCGTGCGGAGCTCTTCCTCACGATCCGGGAAAAGCTCAATCGCGGCCTCAACATCAAGCCACTTCGCCAGCCCATGATAACGGCAATCCGAAAAATCCGGCTTACGGGAACGAGGATCGTAAAACCAGTCATCCCCGTAGACGAAATCCATGCCCACGTCCGGGTCTTCATGGTCGCCCTCAATCAGCTTCAGCTCGACGCCGCCGATGCCCTCAATCCCCGCTTGGCCGGCGCAGTACGGATCGAGGAACTGCCACTCATTGCCCTCAAGAACCGAGCGCACCGCCTGCGTCGCAATCTCGGCCCCGTCCGCATTCCTCGGATTCTTCGGATACGCCTTCGGGTCCTGCCGAAGCCGCTGCACCATACCAACGATGCTGTCGATCTTGCGATTGATCCGGTTGAACGTGATAATAGGCTGGCGGCGCTTGCGGAGGATTTCTATTTCCTCGGGTGACCATTGAGCTCCGTGATAGAGGTGACGTGAATTTTTTTGTTCTTCGTACTCAGGAGTCTTCGCGGTTAAGTAGTCGAGATATTGCTGACGCAACCTAGAGACGGGCCAGAAGCCCTCTTCTGAACTGCTGAAGTCGTAATCGTCGTAGGACTCAGTCGTCCATGTCCTTCCTAATGTGCCGTCCGCTGAACTGACCTGGGGCATCTATCGCCTCACACAATAAGGCTGCGACTTCATCGTGCCCCTTGGCGCCTTTGGCGCAATTACACGATGGACACAATAATTGGATATTAGATGGCCAATTCGAACCACCCCGAGCCAATGCAACAATATGGTCTGCGTGATATTTTGCACCCAATTCCTTACGGCAATAAATACAGCAGCCATGTTGGCGCTGAAATATCTCTTGAAGATCAGATGCAGTGTATCGTCCTTCAGCATTTCTGACCCTTGCTCGACGCCGAGCCCTGCTTGCGCGTAAGAAATCTGGATTGTTGATCCGCCATTTCTCAAGCGATTCTAAATGTAAATCGGGATTGGCGTCTTTCCATTTCTCTCTGGATTCCCGCAATTTCTCTTTATTGAGTTCAGACCATTTTTTACGCGTCTCTTGGTGGCGTTCTTTGTTTCTCTCAATCCATTCCTTAGTCCATTTTAGCTTTTTCTCAGGATGCTTCTCTCGAAAGCGTCGATCAGCCTCTCGTGCCTTCTCTGGATTGTCCCGTCGCCACTCTCGCTTCTTCGATCTTGCCTTCTCAGGATCTGCCTCATGTCGCCGTTGGGCACCTGCATTGACTTTGTCTCGGTTTTCCAAATGCCATCGATTGACATTCTCTCGCTGGCAAACAATGCATGGACCACAAACCCAGCGCTCTGCTATGTGCCCTCTTTTGCACGGCTTCCCTGTGAAGTACCGCTTGAGCCCGAGCCGCTTGGCTTGTGCCCGTGTGACAATATGTCTATCTTCCGCCTCAGTCATGTCGGGTGCTCGTTCCACTCGATGTGGTCAGGGGCGATGGGGGCGCCGCATGCAACCCCGTCGCCCCGTTGTTTTATCCTGCTTCGCCCTGCCGGGCAATTGGCGTTTTTACGAGACGGCCATCCTTATCTCTGACCCATCCGTCAAGCTCCAATGCCATTCTTACACAATGGTCTCCTTTGCAAAGGTTGACCATGGTGCATCTTCCATACGGACATTTTATCATGCATTGATCCTCAGATACGCAGGCGTCCCCACGATCTCCTGGCGGCGCTCGCGCCATATCTCAAGCACTGGGCGCAAGTCCTCTGGCCTGTCGTAGCCTTCCGCGATCATCTTCAGCACAATCACGGCGCCGTACTCGTGGACGAGGGCGCGGAAGCCGGGCCGCAAATCGTCGAGCGGCTGCATGACCTTGATGGAATCGACGTTCATTTTCGACGCTCGTGAAGAATGACTGTTTTAAGCATCGCCAACGCCTCGGAAGTCACTTCATCACGAAAGCTTGGCAAATAAATCCACGCCTTATCTTTCGCCTCTAGAGCGCTTCTCGCGTAATCGGCAATGCGGCGCGCCATGCCGGCAAGATCGTCATCATTCAAAGTCAGATCACGTTCGCTCATTGCCGCCCCGATGCCACTTCGACAAAGAAAGCCTGCACCTCGTGCATCATCGCATCAATGCGGTTGATGTCTTCCGGCGTCGCCGTGTCGGGATGATCCTCGTCCAATACATCCGAGTAGACAAGGCTATCGAGCGACGTCTTGGCGCCGGCGTAGAAGAACCGCTTGAACGTCTTCACAAGATCAGGATGCGTCTCTGGCGGGACGTTCTGCTCGAGCAAATTGCGCCATGCGGCGTCGATCACATTAGATACCGTGATAGTCTTGGCTTTGTGCGCTGTCATTATGCATTCCCCGTCGTCTGGATGAACCCGAACCGCAGCCCGGTGCGCAGTATGATCGACCTGAACGACACCTCGTGCATCTCGCCAAGCTGGAACGCAAGTGTGCAGCCCGACGTAGTGCGCATGAAATGGCGACCAACAGGGCTCCATAATCCCAACAGTTTCACTGCGTTTATTGTTTCGCGTTCTCTGTGGTTCATGGATACGCCAACACGGCAGCCAAGCCGCCGGCCTTGTGCTCTCCCTTTCCGCCCAGCGCCTTCACGGCGCTCGCCAGCCGCCCCTGCGGGATGGAGATATCCTCAAGCGATCCAGTGTGCTCGCCCTTCTTGTTGAACTCCGCCATCTTGCATGAGCCATCGGAAGCATTCTCCGTCCCAGCCCATGCCTTCATCAGACGCTCGCCGCGGTGGTGAGTCACGACGGCGATCTTGCCGGGATATTTCTCTAGCACATGCAGCAATTCGGAGAAAAACCGCAGGCGAAATGTGTTGAAACTCTCACCCTCGGGCAATGCCTTGTCGGGCTTATGCTCCGCATATTCGCACAGCACAGGGATAGCCTTCGAGGTCACCACACCGGACCAAGTGCCTACATTCCACGGACGAAATCCCTTCGTCACAAGAGCCACCTTCATCCCGAGCTCCTTGGCGATGATCTCAGCCGTGTCATGCGCCCGCTTGAGATCCGAGGTCACAATCACGTCGGGCTTGCGATGCGCCATCTTCTCGGCGATGCGGTACGCTTCCTTGCGGCCGTCATCAGACAGCGGAACGTCCTTCCAGCCGCGGATGCGGTCAACTGACACGTCATCGTTGTTGAGGCTGGTCGCCCCGTGGCGGATGAGTTGGATCGTCCGAGTGTTGTAGGGCATATCAACCCACATAGTCCTTCGCGATCCGATCAACCTTCGGACGAGGCTTCGTCAGCGGCTTGTCGTCACGGTCAGCTTTCCCAGCTTTCCCGACCAGTCCCTCATAGTCGTCCATATCGAGGATTTCGCTCGCCCGCATCGCGCGCTCGGCGACGTCGTGCAGAGGCAAGTCTGACTTCGCGTCCTCGCGAGCATATTCCAGCAGGCGAATGAACAGCGGCACAGTCATGCGGATGCAGTTCTTCATGCCGATTTTCTCCAATCCTTGACAGTAGTCACGAAAGAAGAAAACACTCTCATCTTAACTCCTGAAGAAGAAACAAAATAAACAACCGATTCACCACTGTCGGGAATGCAGTAAATCTCAAGATCAGCTAAATCATCAGAATGGCCATTATTTTTCATCCAATCAGAAACATCCCTTGCCAACTGCTCAGCATCCTCTGTCTCACATCCAGAGTGTAAGCCGCCCGGAGCCGCAATTACACTCAAACAGACAATCGCCGAACCCTTCTGCCAGTCCTTCACCAAGGCAAAGACCGCTTGCCGCAATTCATCATCGTAAATCGGACTGGTGGCAATGATGCCGCGCTCGCTCATGCCGCCTTCCTCGCCTTCTTCCTGGGCTTCTTGTTGTTGAACGCCTCACGGCACACACTCGAACAATACAGCGCATTGAGCGTGCGACGCGGATCGATGGAGTGGCCACAGTTCTTGCATTTGCGATCATTGGCCATGGATCACCGCCAACGGCATGTGAAGATCGCCGTAGCGACGATGCCCATCAGCCTCAGGCCGCCTCTTTCGGGTCCGTCGTCCATCGCGATTCCTGGCTCTGCCGCTCAGCCCACTCGTTTACCGCCATCACGATCTCGTCAGCGTCGCCATCGCCCAGACCGGAGTGCGTCAACACAATAGCACGCCGCAAGCCCGACTGATAGACGATGCCAACTTGCTCCCGGCCGTCCTCGTGCTGGATGCGGTAGAAGTTAACCGCGGCGCTCGGCGGCAGGCGTGCATTGATAGCGCGGGCGAGGCCGAGAAGGTTGGCGTCGGGAGGGAGCGTCTTGGGCTTCATCGCGAGAATTCACGTTTGATCGATTTCCATGCCTCAACATAGAAAGCGGGGCAGCACCAAAAGAACCATTTGCCAAGCCACTCGCCATGGCGGCGACCAATCGCTTCCCAATCGCGCTTTGGCATCAGAGCACCTTGAAGTTCGAAGACGGTATCTCTTCACCCGGAGGCCGATAGGCGTCCTTCACAGGCTCGGGCGCAAGCTTGGTCTTGAGCCATGGGCGGGACAAGCAGGCGTAGCGGGCATCATCTGCGCATTGGGCAGCGATCATCCCGTTAGCCATCTCAAAGTTGCCCGTGTCTGGAACCGTAAAACAGTAAACATCAGCGCGACTTGTTTCGTTCACGCCAGAACAGATCGGTCCTAGTGCGAGCGCTGTTGATGCCACTGCAGCGGTAGGAGCAACGCTTCTGTTTGCTATATTTATTGGTAACGAAGCTTTCTCCGCATTCAGCACAAATGCGCTTCTCATCATCCACTCCAGATGCTCTGCGCCATCGCGACTTGCAGGCATTCGAGCAAAATCTATTGCTGTCCCCTGGTCGTCCATTAAATGTTGCGTTGCAGGCTTCGCATATTTTTTGCTCTTTAACGTGGATAGCGGCGGCGCAATGCTTCTCATAATGCTCGCGATGCCAAGCAATTCCTTCCGGAGATCCGTGCCACTCACGAGCAGCCTCGCGAGCGCACTCGATATAGATACGCCCTCTAGCGCCAGTTTCGGCCCCATGCTCGCCGGATTGATGAGCGTTCGAAGACATGCAGTCAAGATTTGCAATTGCATTGTTGTGGCGGTTACGATCTTTGTGATGGACATGCCACCCCTTCGGGATTGCGCCATTGTTGGCAATCCAAACAAGGCGATGAAGGAGGCCGCCCGGTCCTCGATAGTAGCGGCCTCCACAGAAATAATATCTCTTGCCGTCAAATTCTTGGGCTGTGTTTGTGATAACGACAGGATCGCTGATCCCAGAAGATTGCTCGCCGCCATCCACCCCCTCGCCGTCAGAAATTGATGGTCTGATGTACATCGTATCTCTGCCCCATCGCTGAAATTCAGGCGCACCATCTCTTGATCGTGCTTAATGAGCCTGACTGATCGGAACCGGTGCCATTCGCCATCATGAGATCGCACAAGACCGGTTTTCCCCATCAGTTCAGCGAAAGAATACAGCCCTTCCGAAGTCCTGACAAGCGTATCGCTACTAAAGCAGTGATCCTCGGCCGACTTTTCAATATCTTCGGGCTGTGCCGGGTCATGCTGCAGTGCGGGAATGGTGCGGATCGAATTCAAGCACGTAGAAAACCAGAAGATCGTCGGATGCGGATCGTCCGCCGTTCCCGTCCCGATCATCCTCTGCCTCACAATGTCCCAGCCGCTCATCGGCCCGCTGCCATGCCCAGCGATCTTCGTCACCCTGGCATTATCCGCCTTGCGAAACGCCGGCAGCTTGGCCTTGACGAGCTTCGTATTAATCCGCTCCGCAATCGACGGTCCACCATCCTCCTTGAACGTGCTCGGGTCCAGGACCGCGTACGCAAGTCGTGGATCGTCCTTCTCGCGTTCGATAATCCGATCTGCTACCTGCTCTGCCGTCAGCTTTAGGCCCTTTCCTGGGCCGCTGGCGATGTAGTCCTCGCGGTAGCGGACGAGGGCACCGCGGGGGAGCAGTCGGGTTCCCAGTACGTTATGGCCGGGCGCCAATTTTTCATCGCCTCGTCGAATTCCTCCTCCGTCAGTGAGCACTTCATCAATGGCAATTCCACCGTCGCCGTCAAACAATTTGTAATCGTCCTGGACGACGGCCCACCAGCCAACGCTTCCGGGACTAGCCGAGCCCCAGTCAGCGCTGCGAAAGCGCACCCAATCCTTTGGAACAGCGAACGGCGCGATAACGTGCTTGCGGTGCTGCCAACAGTCAAAGAAGGCGCCCTCGACGACATCCCAGTCTCCCCATCGCATGGCGGCAACGAGCGTCGCCGAGCCAAGGCCTTCCAAACGCGCCTCATATTCTGGATCATCGTGAACCCCTATCTCGTTGTCCTCGAGCCGAGCCGGGATGAGCTGCCGCAGCATCCCGCCCTCGGACGCCGGCATCAACCTGATCTTCAGCGGCTGATCACCTTCAATAAACGTCCGCTTGACCCATAGGTGGCCGATGTTGCCAGGATTAGCCCCGCATAGAATCCGCGGGAACCGGCCCTCATACTGCTTCGGCAAAGTAATTCCGACCATGCGCACACGATTTCTCAAGAAACGGTACATAGATTCAGTCCAATGTGTAAGTTCATCGATTAATAAAACGTGCGCTTCTACTCCTTGGTATTTGTATATATCTGTCTCGTGCTCACAATGACACAGATAAACCTTGCTTCCATTCCAGAACCGTATTTCGTTCTCAACAATCCTGCATATTCCAGTAGATGTCCACGGCGCCAGCAGCGCCCTAAACCCCTTAGGACCTTCCATATGATTTTTAACGAGATCATCACGGATGCGGCGGAACAAATAAACCTGTAATCCAGCTATTTCACTGCACCACAGAATCGCAGCCACGCGCATAAGATGGCTCTTGCCACCAAAGGCTGCACCGCCGAATAATACCTCTGTAGCGGGAGTATCAAACGCCACCCACTGCTTCGGCTGTAGGTGCAGATCAAGCGCGATGTCGCCTGATAGCGGGATGCCAGAGTGCGCGTTCATGGCGCGTCATCCACAGCATCCATGCGCTGGGCTAATTTCTCACCATTTCCTTTTGGATGCTTTATGCGGTGCTCCCGCTGCCAACCAATTTCTCACCATTTCCTTTTGGATGCTTTTCAGGCGGTCAAATTCCTCCGTCGTCCAATCCGACCAAAAGGCTTTTTCCTCATCTGACATCGCGTTGCTCATGGCTCTGAGGACGAGCGCCGTCGCGCGGTCGACGTTGAACATGAGTTGTGTCAACGTCTTGGGTTGCTCGGCGCCGTTGGGAAGTGATGCGCTATTTTTCTGTCCAGCAGTAGCCCATTTCTTTACCACTGCTTTGCCATACATCGCTTCAGCCTTCGCCTTCCGCGGCCCGCGCTTCTGACCCTTAGGCCAGCCGCGGCGCTTCTTGGTCGGCTCGACAGCCACATCCGGCTCGTAGTCTTGGCTGAATTCGTTCATGTGATATCCGTTCCTCATGCCGTAGCGGCATCCACATCCCGGTCGCGATCAAGCCCAGTGCTCGACGCAGCTCGCCCGGAGATATTGCCGCGCTTACGCATCATATTAGCGCGTTTATTTGCGACCGCAATAGCCACCCCTTCATCTGCACCGCTTCTTAATATAGCATTGGCCTGTTCCGCAGCCTTCGCCGCGCCGGCTCCCGACAATTTCTTGTTGTGCTTGGCGGCAAAACTCTTCCCAGACCATGGCATTTGACCATCTCCACCTGCGCCGTTCGACTGCCGCAACGGCGATGCCGCAAAGCCTGACATCCGAGGGCGCTCCCGCTCGGCACGGCCGCGATAGACGACCGTGCGGTTGTTGGACGAAGGGGCGGTGTCAGCCATCAGGCCGCAGGCGCCGGCTCCACGCGGCCAGCCGTTACGATGCTGTCGAGTTCCTTGAGAATGTAAGGCGATACCGGCGCGCCGCTCTGAGCCTGCGATCGAACGTGCAGCAGCAGCGCCTCGAGCCGGTCCTGCGGGCTCAATTCCGGCTCGACGGGCGCGTCCGGCCTCGCGGGCGGCGGGCCGCCCATCGGTAGAACCGGCTCGTTCTTCGTACCCGCATACGTCGGATCGTTTGCCATGATATTGCTCCTTAATACTTTTCTCGTCGCGCGTGCCGCTATCTGCGACTGGGACACTTTACACGATCACCATGCAAACGACAATCATCAGCCATAACACCGTGGCCGTCATTGCCAGTCACTTGCGATGTCGCCTTATCCTATAAGGATCGTACTTTTCTCGACGCGCATGCCATAGCAGCAGGCCGACCCCGATCAGCGCAAGCGCGATTGAGATGGCCCAGGCCATTATAACACCTTGCTTCTAGGCCGGATCGCCTCCATCAACCACGCAACCGATGCCGATCTTCGTGATCTTTGCATTGTCGTGGCTGAATTGCATCTCAGCCATAGTCTTTCGTGCTTCGATCCAGCATTGTTCCATTGACGACATGGGCTGATGACGCTCGACATCGTGGCCGCCGACCACCATCGTAATGACAAGGGTGATTATGCCACCCATTATGGCAACTCGCCTCCGTGTTCATACCAGTCGGCCCAACCTGTGGTGTAGTGAGGGGCGTATACCTTCCTAGCAGCGTCAATGACTTTTTCACCCACCCACCTACGCATCGCCACGTAGAAAAGCGTTCCCGCATCATCCAATTGGATAAGCCCATCCAATCGTGGCGTCTCAGCCTCGATCTGCTTTTGCATGGCCTATCCATTAGCGCGCGAGGACGGACCACCGTACTTCGGCCCGCTGGATCGAAGACCAGCCGACGCGCCGCCGAGCCCTCGTCGCCCTACCGGCTTAGCGTTTTTTTTTACGGTGCCGCCCGCGGGGAACTTGGGCGTCTGCTCTTCGTTGATGGCGCCGGCGCCACGCTGACCGCTCTTGCCAACGCCGCCGCCCTTGCTGACGGCTCCGACCTTGCCGCGTTTCTGGTTCGTCGGGTGATTGATCTCCGTCGTCGGAACCTCGCCGCGGTCGCGGACGCCGCCCTCGTCCTTGCGGCCCTTGCCATCAAAGGACGCCATCTTCGAGGCCTGGGACGTCGTCTTGTTTAGGATCGCCGGCTTGGCCATGCGGCCCATCTGCTTGCGGCTGATCACCCCGCGGCGGTACATGCTTTCCATCGACTCAGACATTTGATGCTCCCGGTTGATGCCAGCTTGGCACGCTCTTGTTGATGTTCACCGTAATCCAAAAGCCGCGGTTGTCGAGCACCAGCAAGCGGCCGTCGTCAGTCCATCGTGGTAACATGCCAGACGACGGCGGCGTGCGACTCGTCCACTCGGTCATTGCAGCACCCTTCGACGCCTCCGAGCCATCGACTCAGAATTGTTTGCCTCTCGCTACGAAAAAATACGTGTACTCGCCATGCGGTGCATAGTCGAAGTCAAACCACGTATTCAACCTGTGGTTAACAATCTCGGTGAGAGGTATTTCTCTCCCGATGCGACACCGAGCCTTCCACTTACGCTTTGATATTTGTTTCCGCATTACGACCTCGCCTGCGACGAGCCAGCACCACGAGCCCGAGGCATCCGGCGACCAGCCCCGGCAAGCCGGCGCCGACCACTGGAACAGGTACGGGCTGGAACGGCAAGTCGATCTGCAGCACGGCAGGGCGCCAGCAGCATTATTCCTGCAACAAGACCCTTCATTGATTAATCTCCCTTTGTTGACTTCCACCAGTCGCATAGCCCTCGTCGGGCTATCACGCCACCAACCTCGGTGCACGCATTCGGTCCGACGAAATGCCGGCAATCGTTATGCGGCCAATTGCTTGTAGGCCCGCAATGCCGATCTGTCACGCCGCGCGTGGCGGAATAGTGTGAATCCTCCCTCGTCTTGAGGGGCAGGGCGTGGCGGGCCGAGACCTCGCCGCGGCGCATCAGGCGGTTGATGGTCATTTGGCCTCCCGCCGCGTTACCTTACCGTTACGAAGCCGCATCGGCTCTGGTGTGACATGTGTCACAGGCGAAGGTCGCACCCGCCGTAACTCTGCCTCAAGGTTGTCAATCACAGCAGACTGTGCCCTAACCTCGGCCTCTAGCTCCGCGATCCGATTGGCCTGATCAGCCAACAACTTTCTCCACGAAGCGGCCGTGTATTTGCGAATCGTCGCACTGACGAAGTCCGCCGCCTGCAACATCGCGGTACGCGACGCTGAATCCGACACGGACCCGGAACAGTCGCGCAACTCATATTCTGCGCGCTCGAGCGCTGCCAGCACATCAGGGTCGATGGTCATTTGATGCCAATCCTTTAGCTACGAGCGCACGATGTCAACAATGGGCTAGCAATCCCAGCATGACGCGCAACCGGAAAGAACCGGAATGATCCGCACAAAACCGCACACGATTCGCGTAGGATGAAGCGTAGGCAGGCAGGCACATGTTCCATAATCTGGGAAATCATCAGCCAATATCAACCACATAACAAAGTACTTGTGCCTACGGTTCATCCTATGTCACACGAGAAAACGACCCATGAGAGACAACCACGGACCATGAAGATTCTCACCGGCAGCGGACCCAAGCAAAGGCTGATCGAAACCAGCCACCGCTTTCCCATGCTCAACCACAAGCTGGCGGCAAAGAAGTCTCGCCTGCACCGCCTCGTGCGAACCGGCAAAGCCCCACCATTGACGAAAGAACAGGCGCGCGCACTCTGCGAACAGGCCGCCGCCGAACATCCGATTACCCGCATCGAGCGTAATGGGCCGCCGACCGTGACTGTCCAATTTCCGCACGCTTACATGGCGCTGACACAAGTAAGCGGCTATCGAGCTAAGCATCTGAAATTGTTGGTCTTTCCGTCTTGCCCCCCGTCATGGCATATGACGTGAGAGGCATCAGTCGCCATCGTTCTCGGCTTTGTCAGCAACTACGGCCTCAACTACAGCCTCGATCACCTTTTGGGCGGTTGTTTCGAGCCTCGCAGGCTCGGGTCGGCCTGAGAGGTTGATGACCGGGGTCAGCGTGATGCCGCCGTTGATTTCGGCCTTGACGTTTGTTGGGATGAGTTTCGACCACAGTCTATAGAATTCGCCAGGATTAGCGTTGCCCCATGCAAGTAATCGTGGCACTCCGCCCATTCCTTCGAAGGCTGCTTCTAGTGCTTCTTTTGCGGGGAGAGTAGTCTTATTCTTTGCGCCTTTGGGGCGGCCATGAATATTAGGCGTCCCACGAAAACCGGCTCTTTTTGGCTTTGGTTGATCCTGTAGGGACATAGTTAAGTCCTTATGTTTACTGGTTTTACTTATCCACTTTCGTGGGTGTCCCAATACCAGTTATCTTCTCACGCTGCGTTCATGGCGAGGCAACCTCTGCCAGAGCCATCCGCCTAGCCAACTCTGGCGCGCCATGCGTGATTTTCAGCTTACGGTAAATATTCTCACGCTGCGTATCGACTGTGCGATATGACAAACCTAGATGCCTGGCGGCCACCTTAGACGTGACGCACAACACGCCAATTTCAAACGCAACGGCCATTTCCGCTGGGCTCAACTGACCGAGCAGCCCGTAATGCTGAGGGCCTATCATCATGCATCCGCCTTTCCCTCCGATATTGGAACTTTGTCAGGACTTTGGTATCCTGGCAAAGGACCCGGGCCGTCTCGGAGAAGGCAGGCCCGGGCCAAGTCGCTGAGTACCGTCCGGGGCCGGGGGAGGATAGGCCGGGGACGGCCGTATGTTGGGTATCACACATTAGCTGTTATGTCTCGAAAAAGGGTAGTGACAGCGCGGTCACTCGGCCGCCACACTAGGGATTGAGAATAGGCCGCCTTGATCTTCCTCGGCGCGCATGTAGCGGCAAGCCTGCTTCCAGTATGCCTCTTTCAACTCGACACCAAAGAACTTGCGGCCGAGCGCCAGAGATCGAACTCCTTCCGAGCCTATCCCCATGAACGGCGAGAGCACCACATTGCCGGGGTTCGACCACATGATGACGGCCCTGTCGATCACATCTAATTGCAGCGGGCACAGATGGCGCTCGTCGCCAGCCGTCTTGGCAGCCTTGACGTTGAGCACATTGGATTGGTCAACCGACATCCACACAGGGGACGCCCATTCCTGCCATTGATCGAGCGGAAAATCCTGCGGCGTGTGCGCGATCAACTCAGCATTCTCGCCGGGCTTGATGAATGTCAGAAGATAGTCCGGCATCCCTCCGCGGGACTTGCTGCTATCCTTCTGCAATTGCTTGTAGAGCAGGCCGACGTGCTTCGTGCGCGTCATCTCGACAACGGGGCACTTCCAGATGGTCCGTCGCCCGTGCAAAATCCAGCCGGCATCCTCGTGTATGCGGATGATCTGCCCGGAGAAATCCTTGATGCCGACTGCCCCATCCCTCCATTTCGTCATCGGCAGATCGGAGCAATGCACGGCTGTCAGTCGCCCCGGCATAGTCACCCTGAACTTCTCTCGCACGAGGTAGGCATAATGCTGCGCAAATTCCTCGTCTGTGCTGTTTCCCATGTCAGCGGCAGACTCGGAATAGACGAACAGCGATCCGAACGGGGGGCTATAGCAAGAAAATCCCACACTTTCTGATGGAATTTGAGACAATACATCAACGCAATCTCCCCAAATCGCGCTCCACTTATCTCCATGTTCGGCACCAAGACATTTTATCTTTTGCACCATCTTTGCCCCCTGCGATGATAAGTGTTCATGTGTTCGGCCTGAGAAGCACAGACCACAATGTTCTCGGGACGATTGTCTATCTTAATCTCGTTGATGTGATGGACAACTTCTCCATCGAGTAAACTTCTACCTAATTTTTGTTCAGCCACCACTCTATGCTCATAAATATATCCTCTGCAATCACAATTAGGATAGTTAGGAGAAAACACATGCACATAGCCATTAGGATCAATGTATCGACCTCCATTATATGCGGGATTTCCTGCACCACGCTGAGCCGCGCCAGTACACTTCAAGCTACAAAACTTAGGAGGATATTTCTTCATGTTAGACGGGCTGCGGTATACTGAAACTACCTTCCCGCATTGTTCACATGGGAATGTCACCGTAGCCATTCGGGCACCTTCGCTTTTTGAGTTGGATTGTAGACTTCCTTGACAATTGCCGAGCGTCCAGTCGCGCGCAACATCGCGTGACGCATGGCGTCTTTCATGCGGGCATGGTCGCCAGCTTTCCGATCGATTACGCGGCCGATCTCCGTCTCTCCCTCGGCCACGATCAAATGCACCACGACCTTGCGCTTTTGTCCGAACCGCCAGCATCGCCGCACGGCCTGATACCATGTCTCGTAGCTGTAGCTGCGCCCCAGGAACGCCATGCGGGCGCAGTGCGACCAGTCAGATCCGAAGCCGATCATGCTGGGCTTTCCGATGAGGATATCGACCTTTCCAAGTGCGAAGGCGTTTAGCTTTTCTTCCTTTTCTTCGATCGATTGCGAGCCGCGGACCTCAATCGCATCAGGAAGCACTTTGCGAACCGCATCAGCTTCATAATCCGTGTCTGTCCAAATAATCCACGGCTGGCCCTTCTCGGCTCTCACGACGGCCGCGGCGGCTTCCGCGCGGGCCTCGCTGGTCTGCCGCTTGACCTCATGAAGCGTCGTCGCATTTATGCCGGCGCGCCGAACAGATCAGCCAGTTCCCGGTCGATACGGCTATCCTTGGCGCGGTGTCGGATTGTTTCGAACGGCGGCAGAATGAAACTCACGTCGTCCGCCTCGATGCCGGTCAAGTTGGAAGGCTTCTCTGCCATGCGCGCCCACGACGCCATCCATGTGTTGAGCCAAGATCAGCGACCACCATCCATCCGAGCCACAGATAATCTATGACGCGATGATGCTTTACATATCGGACATGCCATTCGCGCGGCGTCATATTAGTGGTCATGTCTCAAAAAAGACCCGGGCGGAGGGCGCGACCTCACCCGGGCAAGTTTCGAGGCGTCGCCGATCTCGGGGGTGATGAACCGTCCGAGACAATAGCGACAATCCAGCATGGGCGTCTGCGGGAGGGGCGTCAACATCGGAGCTTGTCAATCTCAAAACCGAATTCTCCTCAGATCGTCGGTTTCGTTTTGACGAGGGGGAACGAGCGCCGAGCGTCGCTGCTTGCCTCGTTGGTGAAGAGCCAAATCATAATCTTCGTCAACGTCTCGCCGTCACACGGCTTGTCATTCTCAATCCGGGAGAGTGTGGCGGCCGAAACGAACATCTGCTTGGCAAGCTCGCGCACACCCATTCGATTGGCGTCCCGATAATCTGCAAGAACCTTACCTAAACGCATGACCGGCCTCACGACCTTTTTCGGTCACCCGCCAAAAGCCCCCTTCGAACGTGACGAGACCTTGGCGCCTGCACTTCTGGCGGGCGCGGTCCTGCTCCCGGTCGACAAAGATGCCCAATTGTCGAGATGTCGCTATCCCGCCCCATTGAGCGAGAGTGCGCAGGAAATGGCACTGCGCTTCGTCCGCCATCACTTCGGCAGCCCTCTTTCGAGAACTCGTCGGATCACCTCGCCATGTGTAATCCTGTTGGCGAGCGCAAACTGTTCAATCCGGCCATAAACCGATAGGTCAAGAACCATGGTGAATCGGCGCGTTTCGCGGTCTGTCTTTGGCCGCCCGCGTGGGCGTTTCGCTATCTCAATCTTTTTTTGCTTCATACCAAAATTCCCGTTGACATCACTTTCTTATAAGATATTCTCTAAATTGTCAACAGCGGCTCGACGCCGCCCGATGGGAGAGATGAGATGACACAAGCCACTAAGCAGAACGCTACCCAGATGACCGCCTTCTGGAGGGCCTATTGGGCCGCGAAGGCCGCCAACAACCAAGCCGTGATGGACGCCGCTAAGCGGATGATGGATGCAGCCAAGAGGCATCATCCTGCAAGCGACGCCGATTGGGCGGTTGTTTCAGCGGCGATGCAACAGTGACGCGCGACGGTGCACCCTGCGGGGCACCGTCCAACCGATGGGAGACTGCCATGAAAACCCTTGAGGAACTTGAGCGCGTCAAGCAGGCCGGGCCTGATCTTCTGGAGGCATTGCAGATCATTGCGGATGGCCTGCGAGATACTGGTACATTCGCCGAGAGAACAACCACACTGACTAAAGCCCAGGCTCATGCAATCGCCTGTATGGCCATCGCAAAGGCGACCAAGCCATGACGCGCCACCTGACTTGGACCTGCCCTGATTGTGGCGAAACCAACGAATGCACGGATGCCGCATGCCAATGCCAATTGGACGCCGAGGACAGCACCAAGGCTATCCACTCCGAGTACATCGATGGCGACCTATCCTACCTCGAGGCCGTCAGCCGCTTGCAGGCCATTGGCGAGGACGAGGCCGAGCGCGTCGTCGACGAGTGGGCAGAGGGCAAGGAGGCATGCCGCAACCGTGATTAGACAGCCCTAGTTGTTGCCGGCGATATGATAACCGCACATCGCGCAATAGTTCCACCATTCCTCTGTATCCGCGTCGCACGATTTGCATACGCTTTTAAGTTTTCGCTCCGGGCAACATGAGATTGCCTCGGGATTCTTAGCGCGAATCTCCGCAAGTGTTTCCGTCGATCCGCATCCGGTGCAGCGCATCATGAGAGATCGTCCACCTCCGAAATGTTCGCAACTCCCCGAACGTTCGCGGTCGCCCAATTGAAGATCGCCGCAGCATCCCCGCAACAGCCCGCCGCGAGCTCCATCATATCGCCATACGGAAGCACCGCCAGCAACTCCGCGATCGCCTGCAGCCGCGTCGGCTCACCGGCGCTCCACTCCGCCGCAGCCTGCGCGGCAGACACCGCACGCTCGAGCTTCGCCAAAGACACCGCCGGCGCGGGCGGCGGATCGACGTCGCACGGCCGATCCGCCCTCAACGGCTTGCCGCCCTGCCCCGTCAGGAATGTCGGAATCCTCGGCTCGACACGAGGCTGCCGCTGATCCCGAATGCCGATGGGGCCGTAATCCTCAGGTCCGCTCATTACGCCTCCTGTGATTTTACCGCGCGACGGTTTCGGCCAATGAGAGGATCGCCGCCGCGGCTTCAGATCGTCCAGCGACGCGCTAGGCGCCTTCGGCCCGAACCACGAAATACATCCGCCGAAATGCACGGCGCGTCAACCGGACATTTTTGCAATCCGCTTCCTGCTAGTCTCATTATGCGACTACTGCATGCCAGCAATGCCGAATCACCAATTTACATTTCAATCTCATTATGCGACACTCAACCATCGAAACGGGAGCACAGCATGTCTCAATGGTCAAAAATCCTCACGCCCGCCGAGATCGACGCGTACCACGCGCTGATTGCAAGGCTAGACGCAGCTTTCGCAACGGGCGACCGCAAATGGTGGATGTCGCGCACCGCTGACGAGCTTCGCGCCGAAGCTGCGGCATCGTGGAATGCAAACACGCCGACCACTTATCAATTGGCGCGTTCCTATCTTGCGATGAACTACCGCCAGGGACTAACCCCATGAACCCCATCATTGCCATTCTCGCCGTTACCGCACTCGCTTGCGTCTGCTGCGCCCTAATCATCGCTTGAGGGGCACAACATTCGGGCGCCCGCACGGCTCGTGCCATGACCTTCGCGGGCTGTTCGCGGCGGACACGCAGATGACTACCTGGGGGGGACGAAAATGAGCAAACCGGAACTGAT